GTTTCTTCCAATTATATGTAACTGTTCTTAATTCATTTATGAAACCTAAACCTAAACTATTGTCCTCTATATTTTCTTTAAGTCTTTCATCTGAACTGTGTGTCCATGTAGCATTAGAACCCCATGTATTAGTAATAAATGTACTACCATTACCAATTTTAATTGTGTTACCTGCTGTAGCACTTAAAGATGTACCAAATGTAAATCTATTACCAGCATCGCCAGTATCAACATCATTACTAAAACCTACAGATACATTATCACTACCTGTTGTTAATGAATCATAATTATTATGTCCAATCAAAGTATTGTTAGCACCAGTTGTAACATTCATTCCTGCTCTATGACCCATAGCTACATTATTGCCCGATGTAGTTAAATCCTCTAAACATTCAAAACCAATAGCAATATTTGAATCACCAGTAGTAGCTTGAAGCATAGCTCTAGCACCGACTGCTACATTACCACCACCAGATGTTGTTAATCCAGTCATAGCATTTGTGCCGATAGCAGTATTAGAACCACTTGTTGTACAAGCATCAAGTGCATTTACGCCTATAGCTACATTAGAACCACCTGTGGTATTATCATTTAAAGCGTTAAGTCCTACAGCTACATTAGCAGAACCACTTGTATTAGCTCTTAAAGTATGTTTACCTATTGCTGTATTTTCAGAAGCAGTATTGTTTTCTAACGCTTCAACACCTATAGCAACATTACCTGTTCCTGATGTAGTGTCTAGTAAAGCTGCTCTACCTATAGCAACATTATCACTACCAGTTGTTAGTTTACCTGCTGCTTCATAACCAAGAATAGTATTGTTAGAACCTGTTGTAACTGCATCTGCACTAAATGCACCTACTGCTACATTTTGCGCCCCTGTAGTATTTGATAACATGGCTGCTCTACCAATAGCCACATTGTTGTTAGCTGTAGTATTTGCAGCTAAAGCACTTCTTCCTACAGCAACATTGTCAACACCTTCGGTATTAGCGCCATAAGCAAATTGTCCTACAGCTACAGATTCATCACCTGTTGTATTAGCAGTACCTGCTCTTTCGCCAATAAAAGTATTATTACCTGCTGTTGTGTTTGCTCTACCTGCGTCACGACCTACAAAAGTGTTGAGGTTTCCTGTGGTATTTGATAATCCAGCTTCTCCTCCTATAAATGTATTTTCAAGACCTGTTGTTACTGCAGCTCCTGCACTATCTCCTACTGCTGTGTTATAAGCATTTGTAGCAGATGTAAAATTTTGTGTAAATAAAGCAGCAGAACCTATAGCTGTATTTTTACTTCCTAATGTATCTGTACTTAATGCAGCATATCCATAAGCAGTATTGTTTGAACCTTCTGTTACAGCATCTGCTGCTATATGACCCATGGCAGTATTTTGTTGACCTGTAGTATTTGCTCCTAGAGCAGTATGACCAACTGCTGTGTTGCTAGATGCTGTAGTGTTACTAGCTAAAGCACTTTTACCAACAGCAACATTATTTGAACCTGTTGTATTACTCAATAAAGAATTTTGTCCTGCTGCTGTATTTTCTGCACCTGTTGTATTTGCATTAAGTGATTGTGAACCTATACCTGTATTTTCAATTCCTGTTGTTGTTTGTTCTAACGCAGTAAAACCTACTGCTGTGTTATGATTAGCTGCATCATTATTTTGTGAATCTAAAGCAAAATAACCTAAAGCTGTTGACCTAGTTCCTGTATCTTCTGCATTAAGAGCATTAAATCCAACAGCTACATTAAAATCACCAGTAGTTATTGCAGCACCAGCATTAGAGCCTATAGCAACATTTCTAGTTCCACCACTTTCTATTGCAGCACCAGCACCATCACCTAATATTACATTATTACTACCTGCTGTACTTGTAATAATTTGACCTGATACTGTTAATCCAGTAGAATCTATAACAACTCTTTCAGTACCACCAGTATCAAATCTTATTTTATCTTCATCACTTGATTCTTCTACTTGTATTTTAGTATCTGCATCTGCATCAATAATCTCATTAACTGTAGCACCTGATACTGAAAAGTCTAAAGTACCATCACTATCTTGATAAGTAACTGTAATACCTGATTCAGTATTTGAAGATACCATAGCTCCTACAGTATCTTGAATAACTTCACTTAAATCTATATTTGCAGTACCATCAAAGCTTACGCCATGTATTGTTCTTGCAGTTTCTAAAGCTGTTGCAGTAGCTGCATTACCTGTAGTATCTTGGTTAAGTGTTCCAACTGTAAAGTCTAATGTTCCATCTCCATCTTCGTAAGCTACTGTAATACCACTTTCAGTATTACTAGATACCATAGCTCCTACAGTATCTTGAATAACTTCTGATAAATCTATATTAGCTGTACCATCAAATGAAACACCATGAATAGTTCTAGCTGTTTCTAATGCTGTAGCTGTAGCTGCATTACCTGTTGTATTTTGATTTAGTGTTCCTATTGCAAAATCAAGAGTACCATCACTATCTTCATATGTAACTGTAATTCCAGTTTCAGTATTAGAACTTACCATAGCTCCTATAATATCTTGAACTTGTTCTGAAGTAAGAGTTGCTTCAATCTTAGAATCTAATTGTGTTTGTATATTAGATGTTACACCATCAAGAAAATCAAATTCAGTAGAAGTTACGCCTGTTGCATGTAAAGTATCTAAATAATTTAATTCTGTTACACTACCAGTATATCCATCTAAAACATTTATTTCTGAAGTAGTAGCTGTAACACCATCTAATATATTTAACTCTGCTGTTGTGCTTGTAACACCATCTAATATATTTAGTTCGGCTGTAGTACTTGTAACTCCATCTAGTATATTTAACTCTGATGCTGTACTTGTTACGCCATCAAGAATATTTAACTCGGCTGTAGTTGCTGTAACTCCATCAAGAATATTAAGTTCTGCAGTAGTTGATGTAACTCCATCAAGTAAGTTAAGCTCTGCAGTAGTTGATGTAACTCCATCAAGAATATTAAGTTCTGCAGTTGTAGCTGTTACTCCATCAAGAATATTAAGCTCGGCTGCTGTGGATGTCACTCCATCTAATATGTTTAGTTCAGCAGCAGTTGATGTAATTGCTGTACCATTAAAATTTATAGCATCTACATGAGCTGTACCATCTATATATAAATCTTTAAATTCAAGTGAGCTAGTACCTAAATCAATATCATTATCAGTAATAGGAACAATAGCTCCATCTTGTATTCTTAATTGCTGTACTGAACTACTTGATACTTCTACATAAAATTCTATATGATTATTTGTAGTGTCTATTAAAACTTTGTTGTTTGGAGAAGTTTCTCCTGCATCTCCTATTAATCCTATAACAGGACCAGAGGCTGCTGTGCCATCGTGTGTATGTCCTGTAGAATTATGAAATGCATTAACTAACTGATTATATTCATTATTGAATAATGCAGCAGTAATTGTATCTCCATCTGCAAATGAACTTTGTCTTGTATATCCTGCCATTTATTTATCTCCTGCCTGAAGGTATGTAATCTACATAAAAACCATTTATAGTATAAGGGGCTTTTGTGTCATCACTTATAATTGTAAAATTGTTACTTGTTCCACTTCCTTGTAATGGAACTCTTATTAAAGGATTATCTCCTCCACCAAATACATTAGTATTAAATAATGCATCTGCAAACTTTGAAGGTGGATTAATAACTCCTATATCAAATAAATCTGGTGGTTGTGGTATATCTGTATTACCATAATCAAATCTTACTTGTAAGTCTGGTTCAACAATACCTTCTGAACTTGCTGAAACTCTTACATAGTGTAAAGTCTTTAATGTTCCTAAATCACCATAATCATAGTTAGGTGTTTCAAACCTAGCTAATATATTACTGCCATCAAAACTATTTCCTGTATCATGTTGATAAACAAAACCTTCTGTATCTCCATGATAATATTGTTCTACATTATTACTATCAAATCCTGAACCTATAGCAGTAACTTCTAAACTTCTTGTTTCTGACCACTGAAATCCGTTTGGTCTCAATGTTCCTATAATTCCTTTTTGTTGTGTTTGCTCTAAACTTGTATTTGTATAAAATAATCTGTACTGTGACTTTTCTCGTAATACAACACTATCTATTACAAATGAATTTATGTTTTCTGCTAGCTCTGTTACTAAAGGTTGTATAGCTTTACTAACTGTTCCTAACTCAACATCTCCGATTCTTGCAGTACCGGCGACTGTTCTCAATCCATCTGGTGCTAAAAATATTAAGTCACCACCAATTTCTTGAATACTATAGCCACTTAAACAACCTACATTCTTTGTAACTGGTACTATAGCTATAGTACTTGAATTATTTATATTTATTAATTTAAATATACTATTGGTACAAAATATAAATAACTCATTACGGAATCCTCTGATTCCTTCTATTTGGTCTTCCACTACTATAGAGCCTGAACCAGTACCACTAAAGCTTGTAGGGTCTAATGTAGCACTATAAAATACTGTACTTAAATTATCTTCAACTCCTGCAGCTATTAAATGTTTGTCGTGAGTTGTAACATATTTAACACCTTTAGTTCCTGTTACAGTTATTTCTTCTGCAAAAAATGTTCTAGATGTTAATCCTCCTGTACCTTCCATTCTAAATATGTAAGGTTTGTTAGCACCATCAGCTATAATAACTTGACCATAATCAAATGTAGCTCCATCAAATAATGTAAACTGACATTGACCTTGTGAAGTTCTTGTTAGTGTACTTCTACCTGTAAAGGCTGTATAATCATCTCCACTACTTGCTACAGAACTTCTACCTATATTTAACCAAGTTTGTCCATCATTACTAAAAAATATTCCTGTACCTGCAGTAGCTATTACACCATCTGCATAAGGAAATACACCTAATATATTTGTTGTACTTCCTGTAGGTTTTGTAGCATTTGTTGTACCAAACTTTTGATATCCGTTTATTCTTCTATAACCACCTTCTGTAGAAACCTCAAAGTTTCTTAAGTCTTTTGCAACTCCGGGAGTTTTAAGTAAATTAATAACATTAGTTGAACTTACTAATCCTCCATCAACTGCAACTGTATATGGTTGACTTCTAGCCATTAAAAGTATGTCCTATCATCTGTCATATATTTAGGAACTGGATTCATAAGATTAGATTTCATATGCTTCATTCCTTTTTTATAATCTTCTAAAGCAAAAGCTGCTTGTTGTGGACTTTCTTTAAACTGCCATACATAGTATCTAGCTCTTGCAGTTACTACATTACTATATTGTTCTGGTAAAACCATTGTATCTCCATGAGCATCTAAAGCTGTTGGTTTTGTAAATGCATAAAAATGTACATTATACACTTTGTCAGGTATTGGACTTAATCCAAACTTTCTACTATCTGGAGATTTAATTACATATACAGGTTCTCCGTGTGTTGAGTTAGCATCATCTGCATTTTCGCTGTCTCTGTAATATCTTCTCCAATCTGCAAGTGTTAAATATTTTAATCCTTTAGAAACAAAAGGACTTGATTCTCCACTTACATTTATTGTTGTTATGTAAAAGTCATCCCAATCTATTGAAGCAAAATCTGTAGTAATACTAGAACTACCATCTTTTAAAGTATAAAATCTTTGTCCTGCTACAGTTGCTACTGTTGTATTACCATAAAACGGGTCTGTGCTTCCACTCACTCCAGCACTAAAAAAAGGTAATTGTGGTTCTTGATTAGCTATATCAAATATAGATTTATTAACTGAATCTTTAACAAATTTTTGCAAGCCTATTGCAGTCGCAAAGTTTGCTGATGTTAATGGTATTTCGTTTAGTTCTCTAAGAACTTCGTTAGTTAAATCTAAATATGTAGTAGCCATTACTTACCTACTTTTTTTTGTGCTGCCTTATGTGCTTTAGTAAAACTATGTCCTTTTTTCATCATAGTAGCCATCATTTTCATATGTTTACCTGTATGATGTTTTGAGTGTTTTTTCATAGTTTCTTGTTGTCTAGTTGTTAAAGAAGACAAATCAGCACCTTTTACTATTACTTTTTTCTTAACAGTTTTACCTTTTTTATAAACAGACCTACCTTTATTATACATAGTTCTTTTCATTTTACCCGGCATGTTATTTCTCCACTTTGTTTTTTTCGTTATAGTAACCCGGTCTTAAACTTTCGTTATAACCAGCCATATCTTTACACATTTCTTCTTTTTCTTTTATAGATTTGTAGTATTTAATATTTCCACTAGGTTTAGGGTTACCTGTTTCTTGTTGTTCGTATTTATCCATATTTTTCCTTTTAAAAAATGGAGGAGTCCGAAGACTCCCCCGATTGATTATTAATCAATACCGTAGAAAGCTGATACTAAAGCTTCAGGTCTTAAAACCTTTGCTCCGTATACATGCAATCCTCTAACTATATCACCAAAAGATGTTGGGTCTCTTAGTGTTTCTGTTGAAAGAATAGTTTGAGCAGTTGCAGTAGATGAAATGTGTCCACCTAAAACTTTACCAGCAGCATTAGATGTGCTTGCAATGTTGTTAGATTTGTACATTTCAAATCCTCTTAGTTTTCCACTTGATACTAATCCATTTCTAATTGAACCTTG